ACCAATACGACGACGACTATCACCCGGCCGATTGGCGAGTCACACAGCTCGCGAGTTGTCGAGCGATCATTCGAGGCGCCCGAGAGGCCGAGACGGCAATCAACGCGGCGTTATGCCTCTTGCAACTCGACGTCGATTGGACGGGGCCCGCGTCGGCGGTACTCTCGCAATTCCTCGGCGACGTGAACGTCGATCGATGCGAGTCGCTTGCCGCGATATGCCGGCGATTCGACATGTGTCGAGCGAGCGACGTAGCCCCTCGGCCGAGTTGGGCGGTGCCTCGTGGGTAAGCGTGGCCCACCGCCGAAACCGACGGCGCTCAAGATGCTTGCCGGCAATCCTGGTAAGCGACCACTCAATGAGAACGAGCCCGATCCGCCGAAGAAACGACCATACAAACCCCGCCACTTGAGCCGAGCCGCATCGCGGGAGTGGGACCGGATCGCGCCAAAGCTCGATGCGGTGGGGTTACTCACTACTATCGACGGTTCGGCGCTCGCGCTCTATTGCGAGGCTTACGCCGATTGGGTACAGGCGAAACGCGACGTCGAGCGCCGAGGCCAGACGATCGAGGTAAGCCGCGTCTCAAAGAAGGGCGATGTTTACCTCACCGAGATCGTGAATCCGAGCGTAGCAATCGCCGCCCAAGCCTACGCCCAACTCTGTAAATTGCTCCGTGAATTTGGCATGACTCCGAGCGCACGGACTAACATCAGTGTCGAGAAGAAACCCGAGAAGAAACGCGACTCCAAGGCTAGCCTCTTTACCGCCTAGCGACGCCCGAGAGCGACAACGCGACGGCGTGTATGTGTTCGATCCAGACCGAGCGCAACGCGCCGTCCGTTTTATCGAGGAATGTTGCCGGCACGTGAAGGGTGAATGGTACGGGGAGCTGCTCAAGCTCGAAGATTGGCAGCGGGAGGATATTGTCGAGCCGTTATTCGGTTGGCTCCGTCCCGACGGGACACGGCGTTACCGTCGGGTATACGTTGAGATCCCAAAGAAGAACGGCAAGTCGACGCTCGGCGCCTCGATCGCGAATGTGTTGCTCTTTGCTGACGACGAGATGGGTGCCGAAGTGTACTCGGCCGCCGCCGATCGAGATCAGGCCGCGATTGTCTTCGATGTTGCAAAGCAAATGGTGGAGTTAGAGCCCGAGATGGACAATCGGGCGCACGTTTGGCGACGCTCGATCGTTGTCCCTCAAACGGCGAGTTTCTACCGGGTCCTAAGCTCGGATGTCAAGACAAAACACGGACTCAATTGGCATGGAGTGATCTTCGACGAGTTTCATACACAACCGACCCGGGACCTATACGACACGCTTAAGGGTGGCGGGATCTCGCGCCGGCAACCGATGTTCGTCATGTTCACCACGAGCGGGTACGACAAGCAATCGATTTGCTATGAGCTACACGACTACGCGACCAAGCTATGCGAGGGAATCATCGAAGACGATACGTTTCTCGCGGTGATCTACGGAGCGGAAGCGGACGAGGATTGGCATTCCCCGGACGTATGGGCCGCCGCAAATCCGAATCTCGGGATAAGTGTCAAGATCGAATACCTCGACGAACAATGTCGCGAGGCGACCGAATCGCCGGCCGCGCAAAACACATTTCGACGATTGCATCTCGATCAATGGACTGAATCGGCCGAGCGTTGGCTCGATGCCGCCGCATGGAATCGCAACGCCGGCGAATACCTGAACGTCAAGCGCGGTGCACCGTGTTACGCGGGCCTCGACCTCGCGAGCACGACCGACCTAGCCGCTCTCGTGCTCGCGTTCCCCGACGACGAGTCAGAGACATATGATCTCGTCCCGTTCTTTTGGGTTCCCGAGGTTACGGCCGAGCAACGGACGCGGAAAGAGCGTGTGCAGTATCAGACGTGGATTGATCGGGGTCTAATCATCGCAACGGAAGGCAACGTGATCGATTACGATGTGATCCGCCGCGACATCAACAACCTCGGAGACATCTTCAACATTGTCGAGATCGCGGCGGACCCACACAATGCGATTCAATTAATTACGCAACTTGATGGCGACGGTTTCGAGATATTCGCTCACCGTCAGGGATTCATGTCCCTCTCGCCGGGCGCCAAAGAGTTACAGAAGCTCGTACTCGGGGCCAGATTGCGGCACGAGGGTAACGAGGTCCTAGCATGGAATATCGCGAACGTTGTCGTCGAGACCGACGCGGCGGGGAACATCAAACCGAGCAAGAAACGATCGACCGAGAAGATCGACGGCGCCGTCGCGGCAGTCATGGCGATCGGTCGAGCCTCAGTGAACCCGGACGCCGGCCGCAGCGTCTATGACGACGAGGGGATCGATTATGTTTGATCGTTCCGTAGCCGAGGGCATGGATTGGCCTTGGCGCAACGAACGCCGTGATTTACCCGAGTGGCCCGACAAGCCGGCGCCGTGCCGGGTGATTGCGTGTCTCAACTATTGGAACGATGTCGACGAGCTAAAGTATACAGTCCCGAGTTGGCGCGATCATGTCGACCGTATCATCGCAGTCGACGGAGCTTATGAGGGCATGCCGGGAGCCAAAGTTCCCGAAAGTACCGACGGCAGCACCGAATACCTACAGTCGATCGGTTGTGAGATCGTCGCGCCCGTCGGTGGATTCTGTAAAGATCAAGCAACAAAACGCTCGCGCTACTTCCGGCATGGCGACGACTTGATCTCGACCGACGTCTATTTCGTGATCGATGCCGACGAATACGTATGGAACGCGGAAGCGTTGCGATCGTTGCCCGCTCGGTTGGACGTCGGTTGGGTCCGGATCTATTCGCCGCTCTATGGCCGAGGCCAAGATCAACCTCGGCTCTTTCGTTGGCGTAGTGGTCTACACTACGCGGGCCGGCATCATTGGGTATACGACCGAGACGAGTATCGATCGTTCGATAACCTCGTGGCCTCGCATCAAATCGGCGGTGCGGGATTGGAACACGTCGTCGTGGACCTCGACATCTTCAACTCGCGAGGTCAACATCGAGCCGCGCCTCGCCAACTTCAAAGCGACCAACATCGAGCGGAGCAATTTGGCGCCGAGGAACGCGAGGTCGGCCCGAGTGGACTCGGTTTCGAACCGCTCCGGATTCTACACATGGGTCCTTTCGATCCCGGCCTCGTCATGTATCGGTTACATACGGCGATCAATGCTTGCACGCCTCACGAATCGGCGATCGCGACACATGATAACCGCCCTCTCAGGGAGCCATATCAATTCGATTTCGATCGCGATCGACAGTATCTCGCGGATCTCTACGCAACGGCTGACATCGTTCATCTACATGTGAATCGTGCCGGGCCCCGGTACATCGGATTCCCGCTCGACGTGCGGCCCACGGTTATGCACCATCATGGGACCGAGTTTCGGATTGATCCAAAAGCATGGAACGATCGCGATCGTGACGACGGGATTAAGCTCCGGTTGATCTCGAATCTCGAATTGATGCAGTACGCCGAGGATCTTCATTGGCTCCCGAACCCGATCCCTTGGCGCCGCTATGCCCGGATCGGCAACCGCCACCGGCCGAGTTGGAAGCAGAAACCGACATTTCGAGTCGGTCACTCTCCGACGAAACGCGACATCAAGGGAACGCCGGCGTTTCTTCGAGCGTGCGATCGGCTCCGAGCTGCGGGTATGCCGATTGAACCCGTACTGATCGAAGGGCAACCGATACAACAATCGCTCGAAATCAAGGCGACGTGCCATGTGTTCTTCGATTCCTTTTGGCTCGGGTTGCAATGCTCGGGACTCGAAGCGGGCGCGATGGGCATTCCCGTGATCGCCGGCGACCCCGATGTCGCTCGGGAATACCGGGAGCGGGTCGGGTATCTGCCATATGTCTATGCGAATAACGAGAGCGAATTGGCGGGGGCCTTGACGAAACTGTACGAATCGACATCATTCTACAGTGAATCGGGAGGGACCATAAGTACGTATGTACGCGATTGGCATGATTTGGCAGCGGTCGCCGGGCTCTATCTCGACCTACTCGATACCGCATTCGAGTGGAGGCAGGGACTTAGGCTAGGCGCGAGCCTGCCCCTGTCGGCGCCGTGAGCGATTCCCTACTCGTGATCGGCGCGTGTTTTATCGTCGCCGGATTTGCCTTCATCTACCCGCCGCTCGGACTTCTCTCTCTTGGGGTGTTTCTCGTTCTCGCCGGCGTCTATCACGGACTGCCGCGCCGACCTCCGACCGACTCAGGAGACAAGATCAATGTCGATCATTGAGCGATTGCTTGAGTTTCGAGCCTCGCCCGAGAATCCGCAAACGTCCCTGGCGAACCCGGCCTCGTGGTGGCTCGACATGTTCGACGGTGGACCGACGGACGCTGGCGTGCGAATCAACGAATCGAACGCTTACAACATCTCGGCGGTTTGGGCGGCGATCCGGGTTCATACCGACGCTCTCGGACAAATGCCATGCCTCGTGTACGAGAGACAAGACGACGACGGGAAGCGTCGAGCATACGATCATCCGCTCTATGCGGTACTGCACGAGCAACCAAACCCGTATATGACGCCTTTCAACTTCAAAGAGGCATTACAGGGACACTTACTCTCGTGGGGCAACGCCTACGCCGAGATCGAGCAAGACGGCGGCGGAAGGGTTAGACATCTCTGGCCGTTGCTGCCCGATCGGACCTCACCAATTTGGGACAACGGTCAAAAGTGGATCAAGACGCGGCTCCCCGACAATGAGATCGTCGTGTTACCCGGCGAACGAGTCTTACACATTCCCGGTTTCGGGTTCGACGGCCGGGTCGGCCATAGCGTGATAAGCATCGCTCGTGAATCACTCGGCCTCACCCGGGCGACGGAGCGGTTCGGCGCGAAATGGTTTGGCTCGGGCTCGCGACCGTCCGGTATCCTCGCACATCCGGGGCGTTTGAGCGATAAGGCGCGACGGAACATGCGCGATGATTGGGAGCGCATGAATTCGGGACTCGACAACGCTCACCGCGTCGCGATACTGCAAGAGGGCGTCAAGTGGGAGCAGATTGGCCTACCTCCCGACGATTCGCAATTCATCGAGACGCGGAAGTTCCAACTCAATGAGGTTGCCCGCTGGTTCCGTGTTCCGCCGCACATGATCGCCGAAATGACGCAAGCGACGTTCGGCAACATCGAACACCAATCGATCGAATTCGTGCAATACTCGATCAGTCCGCATGCGACACGTTGGGAAGAAAACCTCTCACTTCAGCTTCTCACCCGCGACGATCGACGGACCCATTTCGTCGAGTTTCTACTCGCGGCCTTGCTGCGAGGCGATTCGGCGTCGAGGGGTGAATTCTACACGAAGCTATTCCAGCTCGGGGCGATCAGTCCGAACGAGATCCGGGGAGCTGAGAATCTGAATCCCTATGATGGCGGGGAAAAGAAGTACGTCCCGCTAAACATGATCCCGATCGACGAGGGCGGTACGTTGGGCCTCTCGCCCGAGCTGCCCGCAGCTTTCCGTTTCTATCGGGGCGGGGATCTCGGCGGGCGACACAGCGTTCGATTGGTCTCCGACTCCGGACCCGTGAGTCATTCAAGAGCCTATTTCGATCGGCGGCCGAGCGGGTATTGAGTCGTGAGTTGACCAAGATCCGCCGGGCTCTGAAGGCGACTTACAATCGCGCTAATCTCAAGTTCATCGATTGGGTCGATGAATTCTACGGCGACTTTCCCGAGACGGTGAGTCGGATCTTCTTACCCGTGTTGACGAGCTACGCCGAGAGCATGCGACAACTCGCGCTCGACGATCTCGGCGTCGAGGGCGATCTCAATCTCGACGAGCGACTCGGGGAATTCATTCGAGAATACGGCGTCGGCCTCGGCCGCCGTTGGACGAAATCGAGCGCCGGGCAGCTCCGTCAACTCGCCCGAGACGTCGCCGACGAGCTAGCCTATGAGGCGATCGAGCAACGTCTCGCGGAATGGGAGGAAAGTCGACCGGCCAAGGTCGAGCAACGTGAAACCGTCCAGGCCGGCGAGGCGATCGTCTTACTCGGTTACACGCTCTCGGGTCTGTTGGTCACGCGATGGGCCGCGACGGGTGATAGTTGCGATCTGTGCGGCGAACTCGACGGTATGGTCGTGTCGGTACAAGAACCGTTCGTCGCGAGTGGGGCGAGCGTGAATCCCGAGGGCGAGACGGCGCCTCTTACAGTCCGCCTCTTACAGTCGATCGGAGTGTCGCTCACCCGCCCCTACACGACGGGTGCAACTGTGTGATAATACCCGGATAGGGGGGAGCTATGCCATATGCCAATGAACACGCTTGCCGGCTCAAGACGCCGAGCGGGCGTAAAACTCGTCGTGTTAACAACGATCGAAAGCACGACGGCAAAAGGATCGACGTGATCTATCAGCAGAAACCGGACGATGATGCTTGGGAGGAACAAGCGTATCGATACCCAAAAGATGATTGGACCGAGAGCGCCGCACGTTCTCATTGCACGGATCACGACGGCCAGAGTTTTGAACCCGCAAGCGACGAGGACAGTCACATGCCCCACAAATCACGAGAGTTGCGCCACATTCCGTTTGCCCGTGCCGAGATTCGACTTCACGTCGAGGGTGACGACGATTCCCAAGAGCGCCGGTTGAAGGGATACGGCGCCGTGGTCAACGTATGGTCCGAGGATCTCGGCGGATTCGTCGAGCGTATAGCCTCGGGCGCATTCGACGGTGCGATCGACGATCCTGTCGTCGGTTTGTTCAATCACAATCCCGACAAGTTGTTGGCACGGACCCCGGACACAATGAAGCTCAAAGAAAACGATACGGGCCTCTTGTATGACATGCTACTCGGCACCGACGAGGTTGCCCGGTTCGTGGCTGAAAAGGTCCAACGTCGTGATCTGACGGGTTCCTCGTTCGCTTTCATAATCGCCGAGGATGGCGACACATGGGAGAAGGGCGACGACGGTATCGTGAAACGCACGATCACCAACATCGAGCGCGTGTTCGATGTCGGCCCCGTCACTTTCCCCGCATACGAGGCGACTTCGGTCTCGGCTCGCTCGATGGAAGCCGCGCTCAACTTCATGGAGAGCGCGACGGGCCCGATCGGACCCGACGACGCGGCTAAGATCGAGCTACTTGAGCGCCGGATTCGATTCTACGAGCGTCACGGAGTCGCTTAGAACATGTGCCATTAATACCTATTGGTACATAAGGCCGGCATTCGACTTGACGAAATGCCGGCCTCTTTGCGAGATTAGCCTCACGAAACGCGACGACTCGATGCCCGACGGGGCAGGTACGCGATGCGACCGAATCGAGTAAGAGCGTAACCTCAATCGAGCCAACCAACTCGGACGCTGTGCGCCGGCGTTGGGACTCACGAGCCAAGTTCATAACTTGGGCCCGGGTCTTAACGCCCTTTTTGTGCCCTCGAAGCCCGGCCCACAAACACGAGGGGTACAGAATGCCCGCACTAGCACGAGCCACCGAGCTGCGTCAGCAACGTGTCAAGCAGCACGAGCGGTATAAGGAAATCCTCGATCGGGTGCAGTCCGAGGGCCGCGCCCTGACCGCCGAGGAACGCGTCGAGCTAGACAAGCTCGACGAATCGATGGATCAGCTCAAAGATGAATACGAGCGCATCGAGCGAGCAGTCGACCGCGACGCCGAGATCATCGCCGACCGTGAGCGTGCCGCCGAGGCCGCCGGCGACGGGACGAGCCCGGATCAGGTCGGCGACAAGCAGAAGCAATACCGCGCTGCCTTTCAGCGTTGGCTAGCGCACACGCCGGCCGCGCCAATGATGCAGACCGGCGACTTGGAGTTGCTCCAAGAGGGCCGCGCCGGCGCCCAAATCGTTGGCACTGGCAACCTCGGCGGCTATACCGTACCCGACGAGGGTATGAAGACCGTCGTCGAGGCGATGCTCTTTATCGGCGGCGTCCGTCGATCGAGGGCGACCGTACTGTCGACCGCGACCGGGGCCGATCTCCCGATTCCGACCGACAACGATACGAGCCAAGTAGGTCAACGGCTCAGTGAGCAAACCGAGGAAACGAACGTCGTCGACATCGCCGTGGGCCAGGTCGTGTTGAAGGCGTTCAAGTATTCCTCGAAGATCGTCAAGGCGTCGATCGAATTCATGCAGGACACGAGCCTCAACCCCGATCAGTGGATCATGCAGCGCATGGGTAAGCGGATCGGCCGCGTACTCAATGACGATTTCACGTATGGGCCAGGCTCGACCACGGGCCCCGAGGGCATACAGTGGTATTCGACGCTCGGCCTCACGGCCGCGAGTGCCTCGACGATCGCGTGGACCGAACTCGTCGACTTGGAGCACAGCGTCGACGTGTCGTACCGGACCGGCGCGGAATTCATGATGCACGACAGTACGGTCAAGATCCTGAAGAAGATCGTCGACGGTTCTAACCGTCTGATTTGGCTCCCGGGTTTGGCCGTCCGCGAGCCGGACACGATCCTCGGCTATCCGTATGTCGTCAACAACGATCAGGACGAGGTTGGCGCCGCGAAACATTCCCTGCTGTTCGGGGACTTCTCGACCTACCATATCCGCGACGTGAAGCAATTCGCGGTCGTGCGCTTGGTCGAGCGATACGTCGAATTCGGCCTGATCGGGTACATCGGGTTCGCCCGTCACGACGGAAGGCTCGTCGACGCCGGCACGAATCCGATCAAGCATCTACGGCACCCCGCGAGCTAAACCGAGGGAGCCCAACCGTCCGCCCCTCCCGGCGCCGTGGTGAGGCCGGGAGGGTGTCGGGCAGGATTCGAGATTATGGTCCGCGTGCGTTTTTTGACTTCGGTAGCCGGCGCCCGGGTTGCCTTCCGACCCGGCGAAGAAGTCGAGTTGACGAATCCCGAGGCGATGCGATACATCGCAGCGGGACAGGCCGAACCCGTGCACGACTCCGAGGGTCTCGATATTCGCGAGTGGGACACTCGTGCTATGCGGTGTAGTCCGCAAGCGTACTTGCGTCGCTATCCGACGGGCCCGAATGCCGAGAAGGCTCGGAAGGCCCTCGGCCGGCTCGCCGAGGCGTGACGGATGTCAGATCGAGATTTCGGGCATTTCGCTCGGGGCGTCACACAACTCAAACCGAGCGATCTCAAACCGGCTCAAGCTCGGACAACACAGTGGGTGCATTGCCCCTATTGCGTAGTCGGTGAAGTTCCTCTCGTCGTCAAGCGCGACAGAGATGGCAACATGCAGGCGGATCTAAAGCCCGTTCAGTGTCCGCAATGCTCGAATTACTTCCGGTTCGGGTGGCGGATTCAATTCGTTGGCATTCAGATGGGAGATTGACAACCTAATGCCGGTTATGACTCTAAGACATGCCTTGGAACGTGGCAAAGAGGCGACCTATATCGCACACGCCAAAGGTCACGCCAAGCGCATCAAGCAATGCGTTGCCCGGATCGAACGGAAGATCGCCGGCGGCCGTGATACACCGAAGTATCAGGCCAAGCTCAAAGAGCATAAGGCGACACTAGACCGCTATACGGCCGAGATCGCGACGTTCGAGGCAATGCAGCAGGCGGGAGGGGGCGCCCAATGACAGCGAACGCTTGGAAACGCTACAACAAGTTCCCCGAGTACATGGCAGACGGGACTTGTGATCTCGACGGAGATCAATTCAAAATGGCGCTTTTCCTCTCGACATCGAATTGTGAGACGCTGACTCATGACGAGTACAGCGACCTCGACAACGAGCATGCGAATCAATACGGTTACACGACCGGAGGCGAGGTTCTCGATTCGGTCACGTGGACCGAGTCGAGCGGAACGCTCACGTTCGATTGTGCGGCCGAGGTTTGGACCGCGTCGGGTGGCTTAACACACCGGCAGACGTGACCGCGACAGACACGAACACGCTCACGATCGACATGCACACGTCCGGCATGTGGACGTTGAGCGGCGGACAAGCCTAACGGTGAGATAACGCCCCGGGTTCAGTCCCGGGGCATGCTCACATGGCGCGACGGCTCTATATCGTACCGCAGGTGCCGATTGGCTCGGGACCTCGTGCGGCAACGCTCGTACCGAAATACATCGCCGCGCTCACTAAACGATGGGGCGCGATGCAATTCGGATTCGAGCAGTGGCTTATTGTCGTCGCCGACCTCCCCGACACGACACATGATCTTTTGGCCCTCGAAGCCGACGTAATAGCGGTTCCGCGTCGGCTCGACGCCGAAATCGGAACGAATCTCACGACCGTGCAAACCAAGCTCGAAATGATGAACCTCCCGTCGGGCTGGATCACTGCGAGCCAAACATATCGATTCGTCTTACGGATGGTCGTCGGCGCCTTCCGGCTTGCATCTTACGTTCATGGCTACGTCAGAGCACACAATCAACCTCACGAGACCGGCCGACTATTCCCGGCAGGCGTCACGCTCTCGACACAGTACAATCAACTCAATCCCTACGTTCGCGATGGTCTAATCGCCGCCGCCGATCACTTCAAGATCGATCGTTCGGGCCTCTCCGGTACTAGTACCCTACGCCAGATCGTGAAAACGTTTGGCGAGCAAGTCACCGGCTCTCAAATCTGCGGGATACATCTCTAAGATGGGCTACACATCCCGTTCGACATACGATTTCACGGGGAGCGGTTCGCTCGATGCGAAGTTTACGTTATTGACCGATGCCGGGACCTACTTCGACGGGACTCTGGTTAGGTCGAGTGACCTCGGGAACGGTGACGACAGCGGGAGTTTTTCCGCCGCAATCGAGAACACGGCGACATTCGACGACGATCAGTATTCCCAGGTCGTCTGTAAAAATCTCTCGTCTTACACGTTGTATGCTGCCGCATTCGTGCGGATCGCCAACACGACGGCGCCGGACGGTTACGGCGCATTCACGGATGGCGATCCGGCGAGTGACTACCCGACCGCCATAGCTCGATATGACGATGGCGTCGAGGCGCTATTGTGGTCGAGCGATGTGATCGATTTCGACAATGATGATGTCTTGCGTATCGTGATCTTCGGCGACCTCATGTGGATCGAGCAAGATGGCGTCGTCGTATCGGACATCATTCAAGACTCGACATACACGACGGGCCGTCCGGGTCCGGGGATCTTCGGCAGCGGTAGTGCAATCGATGATTGGGAGGGCGGCGATTATGCGCCCGATACAAGCGGTCCCGTAGTCGAAGCCTTTACCGAGAACGATTCCGCCGGAGGGCCGGCGACAACTTTACAGCTCACGAAACCGACCGGCGTAGCTGTCGGTGACTTACTTGTTCTCATCGTCGGTAGTGACGGTGACAACGCTGCCCTCGAATGGCAGGACGAAACGGGATGGACGAAACATGTCAATAGCGGCGATGCGACGAGTGATTGCGAATTAGCAATCTATTATCGTGTCGCCGACGGGACCGAGCCAAGTACGGTCACGCTCGACCATACAAACGCAGACGAACTTTGGGGTTTCTACATCCGGATTTCGGGAATCAACACGACGACCCCGATCAATGTGACGGGTACGCCGGCTATAACGGCGTCGAGTGGATCGCACACGATTGCGGGAGTAACAACTGATGAGGACAATTGTCTCGCCCTGTATGCTTTGGCATTCGACGGCGGCGACGGTAATCCATTCGAGATTACTACCGGGACAGGTTGGACACAGGTCGAAGGTAGCTCGGGCTCCGGTACGCAAGATGCCGGCGGTTGTTGGGGTTGGAAGGCGATTCCAAGCCAAGGCTCGACCGGCAATGTCGTAATTTCGAGTAGTACGAACGATGGTAGTGTTGTCGTACAACTCGCAATCAATCCCGCGCCGGCCTCGGTTTCGATCGAGGTTCCCGTCGCGACTCTCTCGATCACATGCTACGCGCCGACAGTCACCGCGACGGCTCACGTCTCGATCGAGGTTCCGGTAGCGAGTCTCTCGATCACCGGCTACGCTCCCACGGTCACGGCCACCGCTCACGTCTCCGTCGAGGTCCCGGCGGCGAGCATGTCGATCACGGGCTACGCTCCCACGGTCGCGACGACGGAAAATGTGTTCGTCGAGGTCCCGGTCGCGAGCATGTCGATCACGGGATATGCCCCGACGGTCACGGCGACGGCTCACGTCTCCGTCGAAGTCCCCGTCGCGAGTCTGTCAATCACCGGCTACGTTCCCACGGTCACGGCCACCGCTCACGTCTCCGTCGAGGTTCCGGTGGCGAGCATGTCGATCACGGGATATGCTCCCACGGTCGCGGCGACGGAGAATGTGTTCGTCGAGGTTCCGGCGGCGAGTCTCTCGCTCACCGGATACGCCCCGACGGTCGCGGCGACGGAGAATGTGTTCGTCGAGGTGCCGGCGGCGAGTCTCTCGCTCACCGGGTATGCCCCGACAGTCACGGCAACCGCTCACGTCTCGATCGAGGTTCCGGTCGCGACTCTCACTATGACGTGTTATGTCCCCGACGTTACCGCAACCTCGGGGACGTGGATCACAGTCCCGGTCGCGAGCATGTCGATCACGGGATATCCTCCCACGGTCGCGATGACGGAGAATGTGTTCGTCGAGGTCCCGGTCGCGAGCATGTCGATCACCGGATATGCCCCGACTGTCACGGCGACAGCTCACGTCTCCGTCGAGGTCCCGGTCGCGAGCATGTCGATCACATGCTACGTGCCGACTGTCACGGCGGGTGGGAGTGTCTCAATCGAGGTTCCGGTAGCGACTCTCTCGATCACGTGCTACGCGCCGACAGTCACCGCGACCGCTCACGTCTCGATCGAGGTCCCAGTCGCGAGCATGTTGATTACGGGATATGCTCCCACAGTCACCGCGACCGTTCACGTCTCGGTCGAGGTTCCGGCCGCGAGTCTCTCGATCACGAGCTATGCGCCAACTGTCACGACAACGGAGAATGTGTTCGTCGAGGTTCCGG